GAGAAGTTCGGGGAACTACAAGGAACTACTAGCGTGAAGACTTTTCTTACGCGTTCGTAATTGTTCCCGGTCTCAACCTGGGGAATTTGGGATAGAGCAGCCCTGGGGAGGGCATCCCATTACATGAGTGTTTCCAGTGCTTCTAGGCATATTGCCGGAAACAATTGGAAGGACCTTCGCACTCATTTCATCTCCAGAAGAAGTTAGGCACTCTCAAAATCTGAACCCATCAGCTCACTAAGAGTCGGAGGAGTAAAGATATGATTGATACCGCTTCTTCTACCGTGTGTCGGGAGACGACATAGGAGATTATGCTCATAAAGGGTCGGTTTTATGGGCATTGACAGGGGATCCCAGCGGGGACCCCTAGGCTGCCATTTTTGTACTTCGTCTTCATGGGGAAGTTTACGAAGTAGGACTTCCGAGAGGATGGGTTCGAAGTCCTCCGAAGCCTTGCCACTTTGGACACCGTGATCGCTGTTAAAAACCAGCTGCTTACGGCTCTGGAGCCAAGGTTCTAGAGAATCGAACAAGTCTTCTGCCCGTGATATGTTCCAAACACCCACACCTGGGGCCCGCTGTCTAGCCAGTCCTAAAGGGTCAGGATCTCGGACAGAGCGGAATGCTTTTGTTACCATTGCCTTTAAACCTGAGCATCGTGCGATCAAACACCGCTCGAGTTCAGACCAGGGCAACCCTTGGAGAAGTTGGGCAAGAGGTGTCCAATACTTCTTTGCAAGAGCAACAACCGAGGGGACAAACCCGATTGGGAGTTTGTAACATTGTTCCCACAAAAAGTCAGGAACAGCTCGGAGCCGTTTAAGGCAATCATCGTCGTTATTCGAACGATCGATAATTGTAGCATTTTTGAAATTTTTTAGCGCCTTCCCGTCCCATTTTGGAAGAAGCTCTTGGAGTTTTTTAATACACTCCAGAGTGGATTCAGGGACTTTTTCCAGTTCTGTGACCAGTTTTCCTTTTCCTCGTCCTGTCATCAGACCGAAGTTTACAAACGGAACCTCCAAGATAGGAGTAGCCGAAGTTTTATCGATACTGAAGAGAGTTGAGTTAAGCTGGAGAAACCGGTCACTTGTAAAATTCTTCCCAGGGCTAGGCTCGAAACCAAACTTTCGAATGGAATCGATCCAGATGGGATAGAATTCAGGACGACAACAAAAGCCGATGTCGTCACCATTAATGAGAACCGGAGGAAGGTCCGAGAGCTCAAGGGAGCAGCCTCGGAAAACCTCACAGGCATGCCAGAAGGCAGCGAGGTTTGCATAGCAGAGCACAGGGAAACTGAGAATGTTACCCATGAGTTGACCATTGGTCTGTTGATAACTAGGTATTTTACCCTCATCATCTTCACCACGATCGTACAATTTTGACCATAGCTTTTGCGCCCAAAGACTCGAAGGGAGTCCTGTGAAGGTGTCAATGGAAGGACAACGGGTACCACCAATGTTTACGGTGGCATCACACATTGTCCTCTCGGCCGCCGCAAACATCTCAGGGTCGAGTGTTTGGAGGGGTTCGAGAAGTCCACGGAGGAGATAGCGTGAGACTTTTCCATTTAGGTTGTCAGTGGCATTAGAATAATCACCACTGACGATCCAAACATCCTCAGGATCGGCATCCAGGAACAGGTTGTTCCAGACAAGCTCTCCAGAAATGACTTCTCTAGTCAAATCAAAGATCTTCATGCCTTGCATGGAAGACCAGAGAGCTTTCTGAACCCCAACCAGTTGACAATAGTCAAGAACGGACGGTTTTGAAATCATCCGGATCTTTCCTGGCTCCTCGATCCCTGCGGGTGTGACAGAGGCCTTCGGAACTCTAGACCAACGGGGTCGTAGGGTTCCTTGGGAGGACTGAGCAGTCTCAAAAAACATCTCAAGAGTGAGCTCGAGATTTGAGACAGGTGTGTAAAGCGGAAGGTCGAACTCCTCTACGCGGTAAAGTTCCCCCGCGAAGGTCTTATGGGTTCGACGGATCGAAAAGTAACCAAGGAAAACATAGGGAGCAATCATACGACTAACATCGAAGAAATACTCATCATTCCGTTCCCCACACGGATGGACCATCTCGTCAACTCGAGTGGCTCCGGCAAGACAACCAAGGTTACCTGCTTTAGAGCAGGGAACTTGTTCGGTTGCCTTCGCAGAGACACTGGGCGAGACACGAAGAACTACCTCAGGACGTGAAAAAACACGAGGACTAAAGGTATCAATGATCTTATCCATGATTTGGAGCATGTGTTGATCAGGATCAGGGGGATCCTTGGTCAAGCAGGACCTCTGCTTCTCCACGGCTCGGAAGAATCGCTCAAAGCGAACCGGTCTCCAGCAACGTTTCCATCCTATAAAGATGGTGTTTGCAAAGAGAAGGCCTTTCTTCGAAGGTCGGTGGATGAAGTGTTGGATACGAGAATAGAGCGTCTTATCAAAAAACTCTAATCCCATACAGCCCTTAGGACACTCCGGGTGATACTTCGGATCAAATCCCAATATGAGATTATTCACCAAGTTACTCACATATTTAAGCTGGTCAATTGTAGTGTTAAAGAAACACATCAACTGAAACACATTTCTCA